CTTCAAAGCCTTTGGTTCCCTTGTCATATGAAGATAGTGATGGCATGTCAGCAAAGTCACCCAGACATACTATGTACTCTGGCTTGTGAGCCACAATGAACTTACCCAGATGGGTAAACCTTTCATTGTCATAGTCTGGGTTGGCATGTGCATCAGGAATTATAAGAAGGTTCATAGTAGTTTAGCAATCTCCAATACTTTGTTGTACTGCTCCCTGTTGTTACTGACCTTGGCCCATGAGACACAGTTAAAGTCGCTACATAGTTGAGGACGTTCTTCATAGATTCCACACTTGTTGTCTACTAAGTGGGAGCATCTAATCTTGATGCCAGTCTTTGTTGCTTCAATGTGTTCATGCTTCTCTACTATTGCATGTAACCACTGCATCTGCCTTGGGTCTTTCCAACTAGGATTGATTTCAATCTCGCAACATAAAGCGCACTTGGTACACAGGCTCTCAGTTATGTCGCTCTCTTGTAGAGGCCAAGGGTCATTAGCCATTAGGTGTATAGTTCATCTATAGGACGCAATTTATCTTGAGTTAATGTATACCCCGGCCCATGCCCCAAGTCGTTTATATTTTTATCAGATAGTAATTCATCTTTTAAGGCAAACCCCCTTATGATATAATCTGGAAACACTCCTGTTACCAACAGGTAAACATCAACCTCTTCCGATCTTGTGTTTAACTTGGCAACTAATTTTCCAGTTTTGTACTTTGTTGTTTTTACATCTATCTTTATCCCTCTATACTTAATATCCCAACCAGAGTCAGGCTCAAGTATCAGGCTTGGGTATACATTTAATACTTTGCTTGCGGCTATTTCCCCGCCAATGCCCTCAAGATCAGTTTGTTCTGATGATTGTTTTCCTATCTGTTGATCCGGTCTGCCATTTTTTCTAGCCAGTTCGTACCTTTGCTTTGCTAAAGTTTCACATACAACCTGTTCACCGAAGTTTAGAGATACGTTCATTGTGTTTCACAGTTCACAAGCACCTCCTGTGCAGGCAAACTCCTGACTGCTAGTGGTAACGTCCTCTTCCTCAAGGATCAAGTCCCAGTCAATCTCCTTTGGTATCTGCTTGGCTCTCTCTTTGTACTCTGCTTCATCACAGTCCTCATAGGGAGCAGACTCATACGAGTGAGCCTCGTCTGCGCTAGGCAAGAATGAAACACCAGATACGATGTCAAAGTTTTTCCAAACCCATGCTCCTACCTCCATCCACTCATGCTCCTTAACGTAGATAGTGACTGACGGTTTGTGTTCGCACCAGTGTACAGTGAATCTCTTCCATATCTCAAGATGATCTAAGGCTGACAGGTCATGTCTAGTGAGAGACTTCTTAGGAGACTTCTGAGGGAACTCAAATACCCAAGCCTCTGCGTTGTAAGGGTCAGTGTGGTATGGCACTTTACAGTCAATCAGGGCCTGTGATAGAGGGTCTTTCTTGTCGTTGCGAACCCTGCGAATCAAGTGTGAATTGTAACGAGGGTGTATCCCTGATGCACTGTCCACAAGTTGACTGACCGTACCTGATGGCTTGACACAAGTGATAGCGGTACTCTCTGGGATGCCAAGTTTCTTAGCCCACTTCTTGTTGACACTTACAGCATGTGCCTTGAGAGATTCCAGATCATCTGCACTGGCATTCATTAAAGCGGGACAGTCCATGATCCCTGTCAGGCTAACGCCAAGCAGTCTCTCCTCTTCAGTGTTACGCTTCCATGCGGGAGAAAGATACCTGAAGTCAGTGAGAGTAGCCTGTAAAGTGCCAATGATAGTGGCGATCTCTACCTTGTTCTTGATGTCAGCAAGTGTGTCGCTCTCTCTGCATACAGCCTCCGATAGATTGCAGAACTGCTTTGGTCTTAGAATAATCTCAGAGCATGGGTTACAACCGAAGTCATGCTCACTGTCTCTGCGCTCTGGAACCATATGTTTTGCGGCTTCACGATTGAAGATGCCACGCTCTCCACTACGACTCTCATACAGGGCAGTCCACTCACGCAGGAACACGCCCATGTCAGGCTTCTCCGTGTAGCACACGCTGTTATTAGCCAAGGCCCTCTGTGGATTCTCAGCCCACCACTGACCAGACTTGGCATGACGCATACGATCATCAGTCAGATTTGATAGCGATATAGTGGCTGACCTACGCACACCACCTACTACCACTGACTCACCGATAAAGCACACCAGATCGTGACACTCTATGGAGTTTAGTTTCCTTCCGGCAGAGCCTTTAAACACGGCAACAAAATGCTTAAACAACTTATCCAGTGGCTCTGGGCCTGATGCCCTGCCCCCGAATGTCTTGAGCCTAGCCCCCGCAGGCCTGATCTTGGACACATCCCATGTTGGAATCTGCCCTGCATATAACAGACTGACCAGTTCCTTTAAAGCCTTGGCCCATCCAATCTTGCTGTCCCTTACAACAATAACTGAATCGCTACTGTGAAACTCATCTGCTACCTGTGGCAGTGCATTGATGTACTGTCTCTCTACTGAAAAACCAACCCCTGTACCACACATGAGAATGTACATGCATTCATCAAATGCTCTTGGGCTATCAATGGGAAGATAGGAACAGTTGTATCCTGCGACTGCATCTCTTTCTAATGCTTTGCCACTGGTCATTAAACATCTCATGCTAGGCATTACATCCATGCTAACAATGGCATCACGAACAAGATCAAGATTGGTAGAGGTTCTGTTCTGGAAGAAGTTTATGTAACGCTCGACTGTCTCCTCCCAAGTTTCTCTACGCTTCTGATCATCAAGATACTTGGCATACCTAGACTTGTGTATAAACTTTTGATACTCGTTCATAATGTGACAGGCCCCTCTTCTACTTCGATTTCTAACTTGGATATCTCAGACATTGGGATGATCCACTTGCTGTTATCGGCAAGACCTATCTCATACACGGTGATGTCCTTGAAGGAACTCTGAGATGACATGTCTCCTGCAAGTACCTCCTGTTGCCTGCCTGATTTCTTGGCCCAACATATTGACTCTATATCTATGATCACTGGAAAGTTCTGTAGGATCACAGTCCTTGTTCCCTGTGACCGTTTGAAAAACTTTACTTCTCTGTAAAATGACATTCAAGTTCCTCGTAATCTTCTTTCAGATTCTTTTTAATTGCGTACTCTATATACTCTTCAAGAGAGACTCCCCAAAAACTTTTGAACACATTGCTCCAGTTTTTTGAGGAGTCTTTTCTCGACTTACGGTAGCAGTACCTAGCAAATGAATACTTCATATGCTCTGCTAGGTCATAGTTTAACGAACTTACATTAGAAGGGAATGTCCTCTCCCTTCTCAACTACGTCAGCGGTGTGCTTATCTCCTCCTGCACCTCCTAGCATCTGCATTGTATACCCATTAATCTCAGTCACGTACCTCTTGATCCCCTCTTTGTCATCATATGAGCGGTTAGAGATTCTTCCCTCGACATAGATTTGTGATCCCTTGTTTACGTACTGCTTGATCACATCAGCAGTCTTCCCAAAGAACACAACTCTGTGCCAGTCGGTTGTCTTGTTGTCTCCATACCCACTGTTGGTTGCCAGTGAGAAAGACGCCACTGTGTCTCCCGATTTAGTCTCGCGGAACTCTGGCTCTTTGCCAACGTGACCCACTAATATCGCTTTGTTTACGCTTGCCATCTAGCATCGTACCTCTTGGTTAGTTTCCATAATTGTAAGGCCGCTTCAAACATACTAAACAACCTCTCTCTTTCTTCCCATTGGTACTCTACTACATAACCGGGAGAAGAAACCGATACAAAAAGGTTGAGGAGTTTCCTACCTCCACCTATCCCATGATTGTAAGCCGCCAGTTGTACTCCATAAGAGTCGTATAAATCAGGCTTCTTACCTTCATCCAAAACTTCCTTGGTCTTGAAGTCAACAACCCACTCATCAGAGTGTACATCTATCTTACCTCCGTACCCCATTGGGTGAGCGAATGACTTCTCCACCTTCCAGTCCTGATCGCCACAAACTTCTCTCATCTTTGCGAGGGTTTGCGTGACCATGTGTATTTCGTTTGGATTTTCTGACCCACAACTGCCAGTTAGTAGTTGTTGCTCAATCAGGTTGTGCATGTACGTCCCTCTCTCAGAAGACTTTATCGAATGCTCCTTGGACAATGCAAACACACGCTTCTTGAACTCTTTCTCATCCTCATCCCAGTACTGTTTAGATTCTAACATCGACTCAAACAACTGGTCTTGAAAGTATCTGTTCAGACCGGGAGAGGCAACCACATCTTTCCAAACGGTAGACACAGAAGGAACCCAGCCATACTTACGAGCGTCACGCAAAGTCGTTTTACGAATTTTGGGAGCGCCACTTACCAGAGATTGGTTTTCAATCTCGTACCTTGGGGTTCCCTCCTTGTCATACCAGTGGCTCATTTCCACTTACTCCAGTATGATTCTTGCGTAAGGTTCATCTCCTTGGCAAGTTGTTCTACGGCACGTTGTGCATCAATGCAGTCCTTGGCATACGCAGAACCTATCTCCATGACATCCCTTGTCACCTCTGCCGATAGGTTGATGACTTTGATAATTAGTTCTCTTTGCTTCTCACTAACTGCAACTTTGCTTGCGGGTTTCTTGGTTACTTTCTTCTCAGTCATTCTTAAATTCCTCTGATTCATCTTGACCATAAACACCATACTTGTATGCGCCTGACAGTTTGAGTACAGCACGTGACAATGCTCTCTTCTCTGCCATCTCTACGACATACAAGGTTGTGACATTACCCTCTCTCCCCTTGCCAAACAAGGCAGAGGCAAAGGTTTCAATGGTTGTGTCACCCTTAGTTGCAACTGCCTTCACAACTGCAAAGTCTTTTTGAGGAGGTACGCTCATCAGTTCAAACGATACCTTGATGTTGTTGGCATACTGTATCTTTTCTATGCCTGTTCTCGTAATGATAGGTATCTTCTTGCCGCCTCTCTCAAGAGTAAATATATCCTCCTTAACTTCTAAGGCGTTCTCTTTAACCAAGTCATTAAGGAAGTCTCGTTTACTTGTCATGCTCTTCCTCCCACTGTTGCCATTGGGCTACGGTCTGCTCGTACTCCTCTTGCGCTTCCATCTCCTGAATTTCTTCTTCAGTCATGTCATCCATATTCAATATGCTCCATTCGTACATCAAGTTGGTTTGCTAGTTGCTTGACCCTTTCGATCAAGCCAGACATCTCCTCGACATCAAGTTCAGAAGTACCACGTACTCTGGTTCTAGGTGTGCCGTCGAGTCCTGTGTATTCTACACTACCAAGATACTCCTGACTGACGTACTCCTTGATCTCTTCTACGCTGTGTCCTGTGCTTTCTGCCAAGGCCCTGAGTATAGCATGGAATAGATTGTTCTGCTCCACGCTACGACTGTTCTTATGCTCCCTGATTACTACTTCTTGGTTCTTGCCGTCTAGGTCTATGTCCTGTATTGCTCTAGTGCATCTTTCTCTGATGTCTTGTGATCGAATCACGTACCTCTTCACCTGATATCTCCTTGAAGATTTCCTTCATACCCACGGTTGCTCCCTCTATAAACAATCCTCTTAGCATCTCTTTGTAGGGGGCAATATCTGTGTGTACGAAAAGTAACTTGGGATATATTTCATCCTCAAAAATATTGTCTATTCTGTCTAGTGTCTCCACCGCTTTTTCTTCTATCAATTTAGTTTATCCATGAAGGTTATGTTCTTGACCTCAATTCTGTATGAAACATTGTTGCTTACGTATATGTTGTGGTCTAACTCTTGAGAAATTATAGTCCTCATAATCTCATCGTCCGGCTCGCCATCATGTTCGATTTCTATAGCGACTAGGACATCTTTAGTATGCCATTCTCCATCGCTCTCCCTATCATCTGCAACGTCCATCTGTACTGTGTCTCCTTGTCGTGTTCCAGAGAGTGGCAGTCCGAGTGACACTGCTGACAAACTGGTATGGTAAAATAGTCAGGAACTTTTCTGCCCATCCCTGCTCCTAGTGACTGGCTTCTGAGATGGTGAACCTGCACCGGATAAGTTCCACAGTGTATACATGAGTGTTCCGCTACCCACTGCATATACTTTTTACTTTTCATTGGTTGATTATAACATATAGATTTAGTATAATCCCATGTTCGTTTAATCTTTAGGGTAAATTATGAGCCTAAGAAGAATACTAAAGGCACTAGACCTTGACATTACAACGTCTGAGAAAATGATATTGATCCTTCTATCAGACAATGCTAATGATGAGACAGGTGAATGTTGGCCTTCTCAAAAATACCTTGCTGAAAGGGCGGGTATGTCAAGACAGAATGTTAACTTAATTATCAACAGGTTACGTGAAAAAGGACACATATCTTTTGAACACAGGAAAGGGGAGAAGGGCCAGACAAGTAACATTTATAAAATAAATACGGTGTCATCTCAGTTGACACCCCCTGTCAAGTCAGTTGACACGGAATCTGTAATAGAATCTTTACATATTGCTAACAACAGTATTTGGGATGTATGGGAGCAGTTGGCAGGCCCTAATTCAAGGGGTATCTTGGGGCAATTGATAAAGGCCAACGGAGAGAATGAGGTAGCCAAGGCGGTGGGGATTGTGCTGTTGAAAAGACCCGCTGATCCCAAGCAATACATCTACGGTATACTCAGAAACAACAAGCCCAGAAGAAAAGGATTCCAAGCATGAAAGACTATGCTGATTTTGGTATCAAGTTCACTGGCACTGGTGTTCAGATTGCAACCACTTGCCCCAAATGTAGCAAGGACAGGCGCAAGAAGAATGCCAAGTGTTTGTCTGTCAACACAGATGAGAAGATTTGGTTGTGCCATCACTGTGGTTGGAGTGGTAGCCTGTTATCGGGTACTGATGACAGCCTTGGTTTGCACTGGCGCAAGCCTGAGTTCAGAAAGCCAGAGCCTATACCCAAGAGCGATCTGCCAGAGGCTACGATTGAGTGGCTGAACAAGAGGGGCATATCGGAAGAGACAGCAATCGACTGTGGTATCGGCATGAAGAAGGTGTACATGCCTCAGTCTGAGGAAGAGAAGATGGCCCTCACGTTTCCCTACTACCGCAACGGTGATTTGGTTAACGTGAAGTATAGGTCAGGCTCCAAGGAGTTCAGGTCTGAGGTAAATGCGGAGCGCATACTGTATGGTCTTGACGATATAACAGATGAGGATGGTGTTGTTATCTTTGTCGAGGGAGAGATGGACAAACTATCTCTGTATGAGGCGGGGATGAAGCAGTGTGTCAGTGTGCCTGATGGTGCGCCATCCGTTGAGTCAAAGAACTACTCCTCTAAGTTTGAATTTCTCAACGAGTCACGCATCAACGGAGTGGAAAAGGGGAGAACGTACATCATAGCGGTAGACAACGATGCCCCCGGACAGAGACTGCAAGAGGAACTGGCGCGTAGGCTTGGCAAAGAGGTATGCAGTAGGGTGACATGGCCCGAAGACTGCAAGGATGCCAACGATGTACTGGTCAAGCATGGCAAGAAGGTGTTGGCTGAGTGCATCGAACATGCGGAGCCATACCCCATAGCGGGTACGTTCACAGCCAGTGATTTGTCTGACAAGTTGGGAGAGTTGTACGACAACGGATTAGAGAAGGGAACATCCACAGGGTGGGCATGTCTGGATAAGCACTACCTAGTCAGGCCGGGATGCTTCTCTGTTGTGACAGGCATACCATGCAGTGGCAAGTCCAACTGGATTGACTCCATGATGGTGAACATAGCCAAGAAGAATGGTTGGAGGTTCGCCATATTCTCTCCAGAGAATCAGCCATTGGAGGATCATATGTCCCGAC